TTATATGATATAAATATTTAATATGAAAGAATTAAACATAAGAAATTTTAAACTGATTAATGGTGATAATATAATTGCTCTGGTAAGTAATAATAACCAAGATAATTATATGATAGAAAGACCCGTTGCTATATACAGTACTATGATTGGGGGATATCAGTTTAGCCCATGGTTCCCATTCTCGGAACAGAAAAGATATTCTATTGATAAGCATAATATTATAGGTGATTCCAGTGTAGTGGAAGAGATAAAGAAAGAATACATTAAGTATGCTCTCATGAAAAGAGATCCAGTACCACCACCAGAATCTGCAGAATCTATTATTAACCGAATAACAAACCAGATAGCAGATAAACTAGAACTTGAAGATATTGATGATGAATACAATGACATCTTACCAGACAGTAAAGAGACAGTACATTAATAATAGTATACCTCTATCCCCCCGGATGACTATATTATTATATCATACGCACATGGTTTTGTCAACCATTTTATCAAATAATATCGCAATGAAAAATATATTAAATAACACTTTACTTTTAACCAAAAGTGTAGTATAATATACTAATTATGGAGGAAACCCAATCATGGCAAAACTAAAGCCGAAAGAAAAACCACACTACGTTAACAATAGAGATTTTAGTGAAGCAGTATTTGATTATGCCATGGAGGCAAGAGCTGCAAAAGAATCTAATAGTGATATGCCAGTAGTAACCGATTACATCGCTTCATGTTTTATTAAGATTGCTGAAGGACTATCCCATCGGCCAAACTTTGTAAGATATACTTACCGAGAAGAAATGGTTATGGATGCTGTAGAGAATTGTTTACGAGCCATCGGTAATTATAATATCGAAGCAGCCACTAGAACTGGTAAACCCAATGCATTCTCTTACTTCACCCAGATATGCTATTTCGCCTTTATTAGGCGAATAACTAAAGAAAAGAAACAACAAGACATTAAGTTCAAGTATATTGAAAAGATGGGTGTTGAAGACTTTGTTGCCATGGGTATGGATGACGCAGGTGCGGAACAGACACTTCAGTATGTAGATACTTTACGACAGAGAATATCGACTGTAAGAGCTAAAGACGAAAAGTTAAAAGAATTCGCCAAAGAAGAGAAGATCCGAGAGAAAGAAAAACTAGAATTATTTATGGTATAATGAAATGGAAAAAAATAGATTTGATTTAGAAACAGATATAATGCAAGCTTGGAACACTACAGAAGATATTGATTTAATTTATCACGCAACAGATAAGTTAAAGTTAAATGCTGAAGATTGTGATACATTACAAAACCAATTGCTAGGTCTAAAATATATTACAGAGCTACGATTTCAAAAGCTTTGGGATACATTTGAAAGTTCAATTAACAATGGAGTATTTAATGACTTGGAATCATAAACCCGCCGAAGAGAAACCGTATATTTCATTAATTTGTAATCCATACGAAGATAAAAGTTCAACTAATACACGAATCACCATTGACGTAATGGAAAAAGATTTGAGCAAAGATGATATGATTGAAATATTAGAAAAATTTATGATATCAATGGGCTATCATTTTAGTGAAGGCGAACACTTAGGAATTGAGGTGCACAATTAAATGAAAGTAGCAATATTAAACGACACGCATTGTGGTGTAAGAAATTCATCAGATATTTTTCTAAAGTATCAGGAAAAATTCTATCAAGACATTTTTTTCCCATACCTAAAAGAACATAATATTAAGAACATCTTACACTTAGGTGATTATTATGAACACAGAAAGTTCGTTAACTTTAAGGCTCTCAATGCCAATCGTAAGCATTTTCTTGAGCCTATGCGCGATATGGGCATCACTATGGATATCATTCCTGGTAATCATGATGTGTTTTATAAAAACACCAATGAACTATGTTCCCTTAAAGAACTTCTTGGATACTTTACTAGTAATGTAAATATTATAATGAAACCAACTGTTTTAGATTATGATGGACTCGGAGTAGCAGTTATTCCTTGGATTAATAATGCAAACTATGAAGAATATACTAAGTGGGCCCTCAGTTGTAATGCTCCTATTCTTGGAGCACATTTAGAATTAAAAGGATTTGATCTACTCGCGGGTGTTCCAAATCCACACGGTATGAATGCAGATATATTCTCCAGATTTGAACACGTACTGTCAGGACATTTTCACACAAGATCCAGTCAGGGCAATGTGTCTTATTTAGGATCACAGTTTGAATTTACCTGGGCAGATGTTGATGACCCTAAGTACTTTCATATATTAGATACGGAGACTAGAGAAATTACTCCAGTCCGTAACCCTATTACTATGTTTAAAAAAGTCATTTATGATGATACTAAGACGGATTATAGTACTATAGACGTATCGGAATACGAGAAAAAGTTTATCAAGCTGATTGTTATAAATAAGAATGACTTGTATATGTTTGATAAGTTTGTGGATAAATTGCAATCTATTGAAACATATGAACTCAAGATTGCAGAATCATTTGAAGAGTATTTGGGAGAAAGCGTCGATGACGAGAAAATATCCCTAGAAGATACTACAGAACTTCTCGATTCTTATGTCGAAGCAGTTGATACTGAACTTGATAAAGATCACATCAAAGTCGAATTAAGAAAGCTATATACTGAAGCACAGAACCTAGAGGTAGTATGATACATTTTAAATCATGTAAGTGGAAAAACTTTTTATCCACCGGCGAAGAATTCATTGAAGTAAAACTAGACAAATCCCCCACAACACTTATAGTCGGCCAAAACGGCGCTGGTAAATCCACTTTATTGGATGCATTATCATTTGGGCTATTTGGTAAATCACACAGAGATATTGCAAAGATCCAATTGGTAAATTCTATCAATGGTAAACATGCTATAGTCGAAGTGGAGTTTGACATAGGTAATTCTGAATTCAAGATTGTTCGTGGCATTAAACCTAACAAATTTGAGATTTGGCAGAATGGTAATATGATTAATCAAGCATCAAGTATGCGAGATTTTCAGAAGTTTTTAGAAACTAACATTCTAAAGTTAAATCACAAATCTTTTCACCAAGTAGTTGTATTAGGGAGCAGTTCATTTATCCCATTCATGCAACTACCAGCGTGGAGTCGTAGAGCTGTAATTGAAGACCTATTGGATATTCAAATATTCTCAAAGATGAATATGTTATTAAAAGAAAGAAACTCAAAGATTAAAGACGAGTTAACAGACATTAATCATCAGATTGACTTATATAAGACTAAGATGGATTCACAATCTAAGTATATCAGAGATCTGCAATCTATTAATAAAGATATGATAGAACAGAAACATCTAGCTATAGAAGAACACAAAAATGAAATATCAACCCTCTTTGAAGACTCTAAATCAGTTGGTAAGAATTTAACTACCCTCTTACAAGCAGAAGAAAAGTCGCAAACAGTATTTATGGATAGAATGTCAGATATTAAATCTGCACAAACACAGAATAACAGTAAAATTAAATCATTAGTTAAGGATGCAAGATTCTTCGAGGATAACGATAATTGTCCAACCTGTGAACAAGAGATTACCGATGATATTAAGAAGACAAAACTTGATGATATTAAGAGAACCGCTGCCGAAGTACAAGATGATATTGAAAATATACAGAAAGAAGTTGGTATAGCCGAAAGAGAAGGTACTGAAATCAAGAATAAACTTAATGAATTACGTCAGAGACAGCAACGTATTAATTCTAATAATGATAAGATATCTGTTATCCAACGTGAAGTAGATAAAGTACAAAAAGAAATAAACGGGCTATCAGGACAGTCTGGAGACCTAAAAGGCGCCAAGAAAGATTTGGATAAATTAAGAGAATCCAAAGATTCATCTACAGAGAAGAAACTCCAGTATGTTGAAGAACGAACTTACAATGAAGTAATTGGAGAAATGCTGAAAGATACTGGTATCAAGACTAAAGTAATTAAACAGTATCTACCAGTTATGAATAGGTTAATCAATAACTATCTACAGATTCTGGACTTCTTTGTTGCATTTCATTTGGATGAAAATTTCAACGAAACTATTAGATCAAGACACAGAGATTCATTCAATTATGCATCATTCTCCGAAGGTGAGAAGCAGAGAATTGACTTATCTCTACTATTTACTTGGAGACAGATAGCTAAGATGAAGAATTCTGCCAGTACCAATCTACTGATTCTGGATGAAACTTTCGACTCCAGTCTGGATGTGGATGGAGTAGAGAATCTGACCAAAATCCTAAGTACTCTGGATGATGATTCTAATGTCTTTATTATATCTCACAAAGGTGATATGCTAGAGAACAAGTTTCGCAGCAAGATAGAATTCTTCAAGCATAAGAATTTCAGTAAGATTAGATAACCACTTATTCGAGCTAGTTATATGGATATAACTACAAAGTATAAGAAAATGCGACATTAAACGATATTTTTTCAACAAAAGTGTTGACAAATCTGCCACGCCGTAGTATAATATACACATATTAAAGATAAGGAGTTAATATGAAACAAACCTCACTACTACCCAAACTACTGGCTAAAGAAAATGTTACTATTCAACATGGTAATTTTAAGACTGCCTGGTTTGATATCAAGAATCGTGTTCTTGGTCTACCCCTGTGGGAAGATATGCATAAAGATGTATATGACTTGTTTGTCGGCCATGAAGTTGGTCATGCATTAGAGACTCCATTTGAAGGTTGGCACGACAGCCCAGAAAAATTAAAAGGTTGCCCTAGGTCTTATATCAACGTAGTAGAAGATGCAAGAATCGAAAGAAAAATTCAGGCAAGATACCCTGGATTGGTTGGTTCATTTAACAGAGGTTATAACCACTTACTCGATAGAGAATTTTTTGGAGACCTTACAAATGTTGACTGGGATAAAGTCAAGTTAATCGACAAGATCAATCTTAAAACCAAATTAGGTACTAAATTAGAAGTACCCTTCAATTCAGAAGAACAAGTATTCTTGCACAGATCGCTCAATACACAATCATTCGACGAAGTACTTGAATTAGTAAGAGACATTCTAGCTTGGACCAATGAGAACCAAGAAGAATTAATGCAGAAACCCGAACCACAACAATCTGAAGAAGAGGAAGATAACAATGAATCGGAAATACCAGAATCACAGGGCCATGATGATGCTGAGGAATCGACAGAAAACATGGAAGATGATTCAGGACAAGGAGAGTCAAAGTCCGGAGAGTCAGAAAAGTCCGAAGAATCAGAAGAAGTCAAGGTAAATGCTGTTGAACCAGTTCACAGTAGAGAAGAACAAGAACAAGATATTTCAATAACCGATACCATATTTAGAGAAAAAGAAAAAACTCTTACCATGGGCGATGATAACATACAACCAGTATTCATTGGAGATGTTAATAAAGACGCTATGGAGAAGGTAGTTATTAACTATGCTAAACTTAAAGAAGCCAGGAAAAAACATAAAGAAAATTACCCTGAAGATATTTACCGTAACTTCTATGAAGGTGAAATTCCAGACTTCAAGCAGTTTATGAAGACAGTAAAGAAAAATGTTCAAGTTGCTGTAAAAGAATTTGAAATGAGAAAAGCTGCTTACCAGTACAGTAGAGCTACAACGGCGAAGACTGGTACTGTGGATGTAAACAAACTTTGGTCTTATAAGACGAACGAAGACATCTTTCTAACAGCTACTAATCTAGCCAATGCCAAGAATCACGGTATGATTCTTCTGATTGATATGTCCGGATCAATGTCCGGGTCGATGCGTCAGGTTATGGATCAGGTCGCGCACTTGATTATGTTCTGTAAAGCTACTAATATCCCCTTTGACGTTTATGGATTCACTTCATCAAACAAAGATGTTGGTTACGAATGGCAGAGACAGAATCAGGGTGTTGTAGAGCTAGATGATTTATCTATGCCTCACATATGTTCTTCGACTTTCAATAAGAAAGATTTTATTGATTCTATGGAACATATACACATGAGAGCAACAAATAGAGCTTCATGGGGTGACCTATGTAGTTATGAGGAATGGGGTTCAACACCACTGAATCAGGCTCTAATGGTTTCAACACACCTTGTAAAGAAATTTAAAGCGAAACATGGAGTTCAAAAGATGAATTTCATTACCTTTACCGATGGAGATGCTAACAAAATTTCAACATATGTTGACAGAGATCACGATAATATTTGGCCTGACAGACATAATGCTGTTATTCAAGTAGATGGTACTATGATTAAGACCAGAACAGGTTCTAGGGTAGTTACTGAATCACTTCTTAATAATCTAGCCAAGAAGTATCATACCAATAATATCGGATTCTTCATGGCTAATGATAATAGTGATTGGAGACAGAGACTATGGATTCTGGCTGACTCAATGAATAAACCATCAGAAGAATTTAAACAACAGGCTAATAAAGAATACAGACAGAACAAATGTGTTACCATGAATAAAGTTCTTGGCTACAATGAATACTACCTAGTCAAAGGCGGCAAAAATCTGGATACGCAAGAAGATGATTTCGCTGTTAAAGATGATGCGTCAAATGCAAACATCAGAACGGCATTTAAGAAGTTTGCCAAGAGTAAGAAACAGAACAAAGTATTGATGACTAAGTTCGGTAAGGCAGTTGCTTGATTATAAAGGAGAGTATGTATATAACAAAAAGATATAAAAAAGATATACTTTTTTTCAAAAAAGTGTTGACAAATGGCCCTAGCCATAGTATAATATACCTATATTAAATGATAAGGAGTTTTAA